AGAAGAGATCCCATGAGTTGTCCTTTGGTTTGAATTATTGGTTGTAATTTTGTCCAATTTGGATATTGTATTCTATGTTTACGTCCTTCATAATCTAAATAATTACATAAAGGTATATTATCAATAAATTGTTTTTTTAATTCATCAATAAAAACACCCATAATATCCATATTTAGATTATCGGTTGCACTTTCATAATCACCAGATAAAATATAATGATTTGATTTTCCATTATCAAAAATTGATTTAACTTTTTCTTCGGTTAATTCATTTTTTGTTCCTGGAAAAAAACACTTAAATTCTTTTAATGAATCAAACATTGCTTTTTGTAAAGGTTTCAAAGCAAAACACTTTGAATCTCCTTTAGTTATCATTCTAACCTTTAATGGTTCTGGAATGGCATGAGCTTTAACATCATTATTACTAGGTAATAAATATGGAAAAGTATAAGCAATACTTGGTTCTTCTGGGGAACTAAATGGCAATATCGGAATTGTCCATAATAGGGGTTTTTCTTCACCTACCGATTTGAATGCATTAATTGTTGCAGACCTATGTTCATCAATTGCAAATTGAACAACCATTTTCACAAATTGTGATATAGTTAATTCTTTGTAAAATATTTGACTAGGTCTTGCTCCATATAATGAATCATTTTTGGTAGATTCAGTCATCTCATAGGTCATACGTTTAATTCTTAACATATTTCCTTTTCGTTCAATTATTTCCCAATAGGGAACAATACGACGAAGGAGAGCCTTTGGACAATTTATATCTGTAAATAAAGAAGTTGCAACTTGAATTGGATCAGTATTTGATGATAATAAAACAAATTCACTACTGAATTTTGTTCCTTTTGACTTTAAATCAGCCATTGGTACTATAAATTCATTATTGGATTTGATTTGTATTAATTGATCAATTAAATGATCATGTTGGTCTTTACCTCTCTTTTGAAAGGCATCATCCACCATAAAAATTAACTGACCCGTATAATCATCAAAATGATCCGAATCAAAATTACGTGCGTAAACAGAATGTTTTTCACCAAATCGATTTGATAAATCCTTTATAATTAAATTACTTATAAATGATTTACCAACTCCTGGGGATCCCTTTAAATAAATACATGGTGGATCAATACGCGTTTTAAACTGTGATAATTTACCATTATCCCTTGTTTCTGAACGTGTTAATCCATCTTGTAATGCTTTAAAAGAACCACCCATATCTCGATTATGTGAAAAACAGGCCTTCGAAGGTGCCAATGAAATCATCTCATGATAATTTTTCTTGGTACATTCGGCGAATTGACGTGCATATAAACG